AATCTGTCGTTGTTTAGTATAATATAATACAGCACCTACACTGCTACTAGGATCACCGGGGTTTGGTAATGACCAGGTATATTTCCATTTAGATATTTCTTTAATATTGCATTTGCTATTCATAGCACACCCGCCCATATAAATCAAACTATCTGAGCCTGTTAACTGCCTTGCCTTTTCCATAACTAATGCTATTTGCTCTTCAAATACCAGCTGAACTGCCGCGGCAATGTCTCTTTTATCTTGTAACCCATTGATAGCAAATGGCCAATCTAACACACCTTTATGTAAGTTTTTTGGCATGGATAGCAAATAGTTCATATACTTTTTAACTACAAGATAATATTTATTAGCATTGCCTTGGTCGCTTATTTCTTGCAACAAGTATTCATCTTTAATAGGAGTAAAGCCAATAAGTTGTGTAAAGGCGCTATAAAAAATTCCTAAACTATTTGGATAACTACGACTCCAAACTTTTTTCATTTTACCATGGGAGCAATTCCAAATGGTAGCGGATTGAAATTCACCAATAGCATCAATTACAACGGTAGCACAATGATCGAAGGGACTTGTATAATACCCTGCTGCTGCATGACTAGCATGATGCGGAGTATAAGTAATAGGTATGTTAAATAATTTTATACGATTTAAATATCTTTTTGGTAATACTGACATATCTAATGCGGTCAAATATTGCCCGGCATAAAGTTGTCTTAATTTTTTAAGTAAAGGTTTTTCGTACCAAAAAACACGATTAGGATATCCATGATATAATGCCTCTGTAATTACAGAGCTATCTAGTTCATCTTCTGAACATAAAGATAGTGACTGTAGTTCACCATCTTTAAACACAGCCAAACTAGATCCATGGTTAAGAGCGTTTATTCCCCAAAATATCATTTATAAATGAATGGATCTCGTTTGCGTAATTCTTCAAGACGTTTTTTTATGGCACGGCGCCGTTTTATCTTGGAAATCCAACTACGAATTAATGTAATAAATTTATTCATTAATTTAATTTAGGTAGATCAAATGGACTGTATTTTAGCGGGGCCGCAGTTGTCTTGGTTGGACCAAATTCTTTCCCCACATAATATTCAATAAGTCGGCGTTGGATCATGGTAATCAAATCACCATGATCATCTGAAATAATGAATCGCACAGGACATTTACCCCAAGTGCCTAATTTTTGAAACTCTGCAAACCAAGCTCTGTGTTGGGCATCGGTCGCTTCAAAAGCCACCCATGGGCGGCCAATAAATGCTAGCCTACTCATGTTATTTCCTTTTAAATCAAATCAATTTGAATTTGCTTACCACGGATTGTAGTACCAAGCCCTACAATGGATTTCGTAGCTTGACGCTCAGAAGCCAACATCTCAAGGGCTTCATAACACAATGAGCGGGCATTGGTCGTAGCAAACATTTCGGACATTTGCTTGACCGTCATGTACATACCAACGTCATTTTCAGAGCCATCGCCCTTGAAAATCACACGAAATTTTTGAGAGTTTTTCAGACCTTTGATGATAGCTGGTGTACGCATTTTGAACTCCGTTGTTTAGCTGTCTAAGATTCTATTATACAGATAACCTGATTTACTGTCAAATCAGTAGGGCTTGACATTGCACAAGTGCAGGGGATCTTTATTGGGCTCATTGACCCAAATAGCACACTCAAACCCCAGTGCCTTTGCTTGAGCAATCGCCTCATCCACAGTGGGGAAGGTGCCTTTGTTCATGTTGAAGTTGACCATGTGAACGGTGTAAGTCTTCATAAAACGCTCCTGTTGTCTGACTGTCTAAGATTCTATTATATGCCCAAACTGATTTATTGTCAACTTACCAAAGTGTAGTGAAATTACAACACTTCCCATCCAAAGACATGGAAATAATTTAAATCATCCAATCGTTTTAATTTAGTATAGCCTGATATTTCTAACTTATCTTGGTTAAATGTTTTATCCCATAGATGCTGTAATGGATTATTATGGTCAATTTCTATTTTATAGGCTCGATTGTAATTATCTTTCAACCAATATTCAATACATTTGGCTTTTTTAGTTTTACGAAAAAGTGATTTAATTGGAGTTAGAATGTAACTATGCTTACTGGGATTATTAGTAGCAACGGTATTAAATCCTTCGGTATCAGTGGTAAACTCTCGCTTTATTTCATCTAATTTAATATCATAATCATAAAAATATGGCAGTTTAGTTACCAATGGAATGGTATTTTCTACAAATTTATTACCTTCACCATTGAGATAGGTTTTTAAATCTTCTCTAAATGCTGTTAATTTAATTCCTTTGAGTGCCCACATTAAGATTTGTTGACTATAATACTTTCTAATTGTATTGGCAATTTCTCGGTCAGCTTCAGTTAAATTTTGAAAAACAATTGGATCAAGAATATTTTTAAATGAGAATGATTTTGCAAGCACTGAAATATTTTCAATCATCAGTCTCTTGTGTGTTACACTTAGTGCCAATAAATCTTCTGTAGCTTCAATAATTTGATAGGTTTTAACATACATGCTATCCTGATATAGATTAGCCTTAAAAATATCATTAACACTAATAGCATTGATATTTCCCGATGAATTGAGATTATAAGTGGCAGTTTGGTAAGTTGCATTTTGCAAAGAACTGAGTTGTGAGGTAGTTAGTGGAGCTATTTGTTGTAATTGTTGATTCCACATGGTGTTTTGTTGATAAGCTTTGTTCAATGATTGCTTCATAATTATCCTATTTGAATGTCTTCCATGCCGGCTGCTCTCAATCTGACTACATGGCCTAGCATAAAGTTTTTAGATTCTAATCCTTTCATAATACCCAACCAACGATTTCGTAATAGAGCAACTTCGTTAATTATGGTTTCAAAATCAATAACTTCATCTTCACCATCAACGTATTTTTCAGCATCACGGCTAGTCAATGCTCTATTATACGCTTCTAGATATTTTTGAAAATGTTTTCGGCGAATTTTCCGTAATTGAATATTAAGATAATTTAACACAGCCTCAATTTCTTGAAGCTGGTTAAATCTATGCTCAGTGATACCGGGTAAGCCGGCAATGTTTTTTTCAACATTGCCGTATATTGTTACCTCTTTTTTAGAAGTAACCAATTCTAATTCGTAGTACGTTATGAAATCAGGTATGACGGATAAGTCTTGTGCGATTCGTGTGTACCAATTTGCCATTTAATCCCAATCGTCTGTGTCTGCGTCTTCTACATCATCAAAATCAAAATCATCATCACCATATTGGTCGACCCAGCCTTTGATTGCATGAGTCATTTCAGTGTCACCCTGAAAGTGTTCTAAAATTTCATTTGGTTGAAAATCATTATCAATTAAAAAATCAACAAGAGTTTCTGCCGCATACTTGCGTTCATTTAAATCAATATGTGTAATCAATGCATCCCAAACGGATGATATAATATCTAGACTCATTCTGCATTTTCCTCCTCAGGTAATACATTACTTATCTTACGAGTTGTTTTTTGGCTATATTCGGTCATTACTTTGTCTAGGCAACCATCGGTATTTGCTTCCCATGCTTTGCGAAACTTCTTAATGATTTCGCCATCAAGGGTGGTGTATACCAGTGAGTTACCTTCTTTTTTAACAAGCTCGGCCTTTTCAATCATATCAAGTAGACCTGAATAGGGGCTCATTCCCGTTTCGTAGGGAATTTTAACTTGGACACTTTCAAATGGTTTTGCATAGCGAGTTTTCATAATCTTACATGCTGACCGAATACCACGCACCTCGCTAATCTTATTGCCATCTTCATCCTCTTTGAGTTTGAGCTTTTTCATGGCAACAACAATGCTTGACGCATAGACAAAGCCTTGACCACCTGAAATTTTATCATCCGGGTCAAACATATCCTGACTTGCATATGTGTGATTAGTAGCAACCAATCCAATGCCTAAACTACCAAACATGTTAACGCAGTTACGAACAAGTGCTGTCAGTGCTTTAGGCTTACGACCCATGTCACCTTTCATATCACCTGCTTCAAACTGATTAACGTCAGTTGGTGTCAACAACATACCCAATGAATCAACGATGAACAATACTTTTGGTCGTTCAGATTCTGGCATTGCCTTGTAGTCTTTGACAAACATAGAAATAGTTTTACCCACTTCATCAATCATTGCCATGTTGAGTTTCAACAGCTTGCTTTCATCAGTTGATACACCCAATGCGTGTAGCCATGCTTCATCTAATGCATTCTCTGAATCAATTAACACCACAAAGATGCCTTGTTCCTGTGCATGGCGCACTAGATTTCCTGAACAGATGAAGCTTTTTCCTGCTCCTGATTCTCCGGCAAAGACAGTAACTTTACCAAGAGGTACGCCTTTATTAAAGTCACCGGATATAAGATAATTGAGGGCGAAATTACCTGTGGATATCCAGTCAGTGGGATCGTTAAATCCAATTGATAGACCGTCGATACTTTTTGTTATTTCCTTGCGGAATTTACTTACATCAAATGGTTTCGCCATGTCAATTGTCCAAATCCATTGTATTCCATTCTTTAACTACACTAAGAACTTCTTCCTCTGAATTGCAGACAATCTTACAGTTCTTCCAATCGCTGGCATCATCACGCCCGCCTACTTCAACCATCCAACCATTGTCATAACGATTGATAGTGATTGATTCATTTACTTTATCTAATTTGCTTAATTTTGACATAATAGTTTTCCTTATTATCTGTTTAATCCAACATTATACACACTAAATGGTTGATTATCAAGTATCTCGGGACATTGATCAGCCATACGGTCAATTTCATAATCGCTAGGAAAGTGCTTAAGTGCGGTTCTAGCCTTATCTCTTACTAAACTAGGAACACGAGGAGTACGACCCGGATCACATAGTTCTTCTAATAATTTTTTACCCTGCTTTAAGGCACGATATCTTTCGTCTGGTAATGTCATATTATTCTCCTGTATAGAGAGGGTCTTAGACCCTCCCTTGTCCTACTTAAGCAGGCTTATTCTGACGGGCCCGAATTAGCGCCAATATATCCTGTGCCTTATCACCAGCTGGTGCTTTAGGAATTGAAATAGGCTCTACCGAAGCAACAGGTTCATCATCTTCCATAGCTTCTACTACAGGTTTATAATCGACCTTAGCCTCAGTAGCAACCGGTTGACTACCATTACCAGTAGGTGCTTCTAGTCCATATGGACGATAGTATGATCCCCAACGATCATTATCGTATGGTTGACCATCTACTGAAGCATCAAACATTTCTTTGATGATACGCAACTCAGCTTCGTTTGGCTTTTTAGGCAAGAACTCAGTAAGATTGAAAAGCCCATGTGCTTCAATAGCATCTTGCTCAGCCTGAGTTAGTGCGCTTTCTTTACGTGCCCAATTACTAGTTGAGTAGTCAGCATAGCCACCTTTACTGGCTTTCTTGATATTAAAGTCAAGACCGCGCATATAGTCAGTAGGCAATTCTTCCATTTCAGGATCCATCAAGCTAGACTTAATGATAGTAAAGATTTGTGGGCTAATGACGAACCGACGAATAGGATTCGCGGGAACCTTGTCATCACCAATTGGGTTCTGACGTACAAACCCTTGAAACAAGTAGCTGCGTTTTTTCCAATACTTGTTAGCCATTTCTTTAAGAGTCTCATCCTTATACCATGGACGAATCTCTGCTAGAATAGGGCAACTGTCACCGTACATTTCTAGACATGGTACTTGTACTTCAACACGTTTAGAATCGGTACTACCTTTTACACCATTAAAGGCAAGTTTAATAATTTGACGTTCTACCCAAAAGAACGTATTTGAAGGATTCGCATCTGGTAGGAAACGAACGGTAGCGGTTGTACCTTCTTCCATATTCCAATGCGCGTAGATTGAGTTATCAGATTGAGCACCGGGGGTGCGCTGTGCTTTTGTGTCTTGCGCTGCAATACGAGCGCGGATTTCTGCGAGTGATGCCATGATATTTTTCCTTAAAATTGAGATGGTCTCTGTTTAATATTCGCCACTCACCATGAGTGACTAACGAATCATAAGTATAAACTACTTACAGCGATTCGTCAAGTGTATTTATGCCGAATATGGGAAACCGCACTTTTTTGTGCGGTTTTTTAGAAATTTATTTACCCAATAAACGTCTGATAGTATCTAGGTCTTCTTGACCTTCAAATGTTTTATCAAAACCTTGCTTAAAATCTGAAAAGTTTGGAGTAATAGCACCCGCTGCTTTTCCTGCTAGTCCCATCCAAGTATCGTCCGCACCTTCAGACATTACTTGGTCAATAAGTTTTTTACCACCGTACAATACGGCTAATAGTATACCTAATGGTATTGCATATTTAGCCGCAGCCGCTGCTAGATCACCAATAGTTTTACCATCGACTGCATTACCAAGAATAGTAGTTAATGCGCTTGCTGCGGATGTTGCATCAGTATAAACTTTATTCAGTCCTTGAGGAATTGATTTACCAATCTCATCTGCCATAGAATAGATACCGGCGCCTAGCCCAACTTTACCTGCATTTTGGGCTGTTGACTGTACTGCTGATTTACCGAGTTCTACAGCACCTTTACCAATTCCAGTCGCTGCTTTTCCAACTACTTCAGCACCGGCTTTTCCTGCGGTAGATGCCATGCGGCCTAATGCAGGACCAGCACGAGATAATAATGGTAATAACGCTCTTGCGCCAGCCGCTAATGCAGGTGCAAGAAAGGCAAACTCATTAAGTTGGTCTTCTTTGGTTAATTCACGTCCAGCGATTCCGCCGCCGGCACCACCTACTGCGCCTCCGACAATTCCACCAATTGGTCCGCCAATTGCGGTGCCCGCTAGATTACCAGCGATTCCTCCAAGGGTGCCACCTGCTAATTCTCCTGCTAACCCTTCACCCAATAAACGTTTGATAGTATCTAGGTCTTCTTGACCTTCTCTAATACTTTCACCGCCAACCAATTTACCTACAGCGCCTTGTGGGCCAACCTTTTCATATGGTCCTAATTGTCCTACACGCTTTTGGTTAGCATCTAAATCTTCTGCCATACCTTGCTTTGGTGGATCCCAATCTCGGTCTCCTTTGGCTCTTGGCTCTTTTTTGTCAATGTATCGCTGAAACTTACTTCTTTGCTTCTCACTATAACCTTCTGGGCGATCTCGCATATCGTCATAATCCATGTCAACGGCATACTCGGCTTTATCTCTGGCTCTTTTTGCTAAATCTAAACTGACTTCTTCTAACGAGCCTTCCGCTACACCTTTATGGTCAGTCTTGTCTACTGACATTATTTTATTAGTGCCGTCACCCATATATAATTCATCGTTAAATTTATAGTATAACTTGTTAGAGGTTGGTCCAAATTGACTTGTGTCCTTAGGATCTTTTCCATCCATCTGTAGAGCAAGACTACGCATCAATACAGCAAGTACTCTAAGCGGTTCGTTAAATTTTGCTGTGTATGGGTCTTGTTTAGTTCCTGAGCCGCCTTCTATTGTTTTATTCCAAAGTTCTCCATCTTTTGCAAAAATATAGTCGGAGTTGAAAAATTTGCCTTCTGCCATATCTTGTGATTCAAATGACGTAATTGGTTTCTTTCCAACTTTAGGAATACCGCTAGTTGGGCTAACACGAGTTGCTAGTTTGTTTTTATCTAAACTTACTACTTCTTTACTAGTATCTTTGAAACTAGGGTTTATATCATAAAACTTTTTTTGTTTTTCATTCATCCAACTAGTGTCTAGCCCTTCTTCCACCATATCTTCTTTAACTAAACTACCTTTGGTAACTCTTTCAATGTCGTGCTTGATCTGTGCTTTTTGTTGCGGAGTCTGAGCTTGGTCATACTTTACAGCCATTTTTTGTAGTATGGCTTCATCTTCACTACTAATATATGCTCCTAGAGCGCCTAGGATTCCCAAACCAGCTAGGAACTTTCTTATAGCACCCTTGCCTTCATCAAGCTCAGCTTCAGGGATAGTTTTTAAATCAGTTGCTTCATCAATGATTTTATTTGCCCAAGCTTCTAATTGGTTGATTTCTTTCATTTCACTTGCCTTTTTATATAATTTAGAAAGAATTGGCATTACTGACTCAATTCTAGGATCAATCGTTTCTTGAACAAATAGTTCGTTAAGACCAGCTTCTTCAGTGATTTCTTCACTTAACACAGGCTGCCATGATTCAAAGTATGCGTTATAACCACGACGGCCGATCATTCTGCCTAGTGTTTCTCTTAATGCCTGATAATGATTAACACCCTCTTGAATCAACATCGTAGTTGATTCATTAAACTGTTTATTTTTAGTGGCTCTGACAAAGCCAGCCATTTTTGTATATTCTTCTACTAGTGAAGTAATATGACGACCTCTGTCATCATAAGGTGAGCCACCTTCAGCAATATGTCTAGCATATACTTTGGCTATACCAGGCTTGTTACTTGGTACAGCAAATCTTTCACCCATTGTGTTTTCTACAAATATTTTATCTATATTGCGGTATCTTTGTTCACCTTCACCAATTTGACGAGTATGTTGGATAATTATCTTGACATTGGGTACGGCATCGCTATAGCTACCTCTTTTACCCATTGGATAATAACTTTCACCCAAGTTTTCTTTATTTTTATAATAGGTTCGTTGAGCCATATCTTTAGCCAAATGATTTTTATTTTTCAATTCAAAATCTAGTTGCTTGCGTTGTGACCACTGCTTGAGCATATTTCTAAAACCTGACCAACTGTCGGTAAATTCAGTTCCTGAAGTATTGGTATCAGGACTATCTTCTACTTCATCACCATAATATAGAACTAAATTTCTGCTATTATCAATAGTGACATAGACTTTACCATATTTTACCCCATCTTTTTCAAAAGTAAATCTGAAAATATCGGCTTCTTCAGGAGCGGTAGTTTTTTCTTCGGAATCCAATGGAGTTACGTCATCATATCTTACGGTGAGTAAATCATAAAGGCCACGGTTAATAGTATCAGTTTGTATAGGCATAGTAATAATATTTATCTGAATTTTTAATTTAATACCGCAAAAAACGGCAGTGGCGCAATGAATTCGTCATGGTCTCTCATATGCGATTCTAATTCATAATGATAGTCGCCTAGTTGCTGTAACATACGAACAACTAGTAGGGTACTCATTACCAAATCATCTTGGTCACCTATTTTGGCAGCATAACTTCCACCACTGGCTATAAAAGTTTTTAACTCGGATATTAAGCTTCTACTATTAATTTGTAATTTTTTACTTTCTAATAGAGTTTTAAACTTAGCACAGGCAGCTAATTTTACTTTGTGGGAAGTA